CTTTCTCGATAAGTTTTAAGTCTAAAGAACCATCGGCTCTAAAGCACTCTAATTTCGAGATTTCAGCATCTAAATTATTTGGTTGCATAACGATTGACACTTCTCTTAATCCGCCTTTAGTAATTTGGAAATAAGCTTCGTCCATATCATCATCGTCTGCTAAAACATTACCTTCTTTATCTGTCATACAGTATTCGTCTGCATAAGCGCCTACAGAAACACCGCCAACAAGGTTTGGGCTTTCTTTCATAATGGTATATAAGTCTTTACCCATGCTGGTATTTACAAACATCTTACCTTTTGCGTGCATTCCTTCATCATCCATCATAAATTCATACCATTCACCAACTGGCATTGACATATCGTTATGTTGGAAATACATTGGCAAAGGTTTTTCTGATTTCATAAATTCATCCATCCAATTAGCAAACCCTTCAGCTTTATAATTGAACTTACGGCCATCAGCACCTTCTCTTGGGCCAAAAGTTGTTACTGTCGCTTCAATCACACCACTATAATCGGAAGCTTCATCAGTCTTTACACCTAATTCAACTTTTGATTCAAAAAAATACTTTTCAAAATTTAGTTTATTAATCATTGATTGGAACTCCCTTATTTTTCATTCCGTTAGTTTCAACAGGTTTAGGTTTTCTCTTTTTAGCCTGTTGAGTTAATTTGTCGAGTAGCTCTTTTAATGTCATTAGGCTTTTCCTGCCTGACCTGTTTTGCCAACGCTAGAAGTGTTGCCACCGCCACCCGTATCTTGCGGTGAAGTGCCACTAATAGGTCTAGCTTGTTTTGATGTATCTTTTAATTCGTCTGCGCCTTCAAAGTTTTCTTTGCCAAGATATTCTCGCGCTTCATTAGGTGTGATTATACCATTATTCACACCTGCTACGGCATAATTCATTTGATCTAGCGGTGCGCCTTTTAAAAAGTTTTGAGTTTGGAATTCAATACAGAGGTTTGGGTAGCCATTTAGTAAAGATGACTTAAACTTTTGCTGAATATTAACAATCATTGGATACATTGTTGATTTATAAAATTCATCAAGCATAGTTTGAGTATTATTATATTTGCTATCACCAATTCCTAACATAGATGGCGGAACGCCAAATAAACCACAGATACGCTTCATTGTTTGTTCTTTTAATGCGCGTGCATCAGCATCTTGAAGTGTTAGCATATTTAATGGCATATACTTCATGCCGTTATCTAACAACATACCTTGACCTGGTTTAGATAAGTCGGTTGATTTAGAACCTGTAAGAGAAGTCCATGCTTCTTTTAATCTTGCGGCTATTTCTTTAAATTTAGCATCAGGAATAACTTGGTCTGTAACAAACATGCCACTTGGTTTAGCACCATTAAGCATAATAAAGTTTGAATAGAGGTCAATATCTTGATCAAGCGATACAAGTTCGGTAGCTAAAATGCCTTTATTAAAACCAGCCGAACCTTGCCAAGCCATTTCACTTGCATGAATAACTTGGAAATAATCTAATGGCTCATCCTTATTAAATCCGTAAGTGCTAGTCGATAGCCTGTATGTAGGATACCGCGTAGGCGTGATTTGAGCGGTTATTAAGGTGGAATCCAAAAGATACATTTCCATTGGGGTTAGCGTAGAGTTAGTTTGCTCTTTGCGCCATAAAGCAGTAAAGGTTTCACCCGAAAGGTCATACCACATTGACCATTGATACCAAAATTCGTATGCAGATTGATAGTTATTAGGATTGTTTAATAAATAATAAACTGCTTTTGCTTTAGCTTTATCTCTAGCTGAAACATTAGGATCAGTAACCGCATCAACTAGCTTACCATTTTCATCATAAGCCATAATCTTAATAGGTAATTGAGCTAATGCTCTAGCTTTAGCATTTACGCAAGCCATAACAGTTGAGTTGCGTGATAGCATAGACATATCGACTACGCGACCAGCCGCATTCACAGAACTTGTAGTTACATATAATAATTGATTATTTGATTGATTTTTTTGGCCTTGAACATTGCGTAAGATGTTGTTTCCTAACGCAGTTTGGCCAAATAATGTATTACTTTCTGATGCGTTTTTGTTTGATTTTCTTTTGAAAATATCTGTTATAGCCATATTTTTCCTTTATAAGCTTCTAAAGCCAAACGCACTAGAAACAAATGGGTTATCCAATGAGCAATGCATAGCGATAATAAGCGCTATTATACCATCAACCTTTGCTGATTTATCAGCTTCATTCTTGCGAATCTTAATATTGCCATTCACATCTTCATAAACTTCGCAATTACCTAATTGCCATCCTACAAACGGATTACCACTGTGTTTAATTTGATGTTGCATAATTAATTTTTCAGTATGCTTGGATGGATTATTTAAAACGGCCATACCCTGTCCTACTTTTTTGACAGGAATACTGTAATCATACAATCTAGCTACTAAAGAAGCGGCATTATAAGCATCATACCCTACTTCCTTAACATTATAAAGCGTTGCTTGTTGTTTTATATATTCAGATATTTCTCGATCATCCATAACATTGCCTTCGGTAATCTTTAAAATACCTGATCGAACTGCTTGATCAAAGATTGGTCGGTAATGAGTTGGGATTAATTCTAAACCTTCTTCGGGTAAAAAGAATTGAAAGTGGGCATAGTAATCTTCTTCCGAATATCTTTTTAATACACATACTGCATTTAAGTCGCGAGTGGCCGCCAAGTCGAAACCAACAAAGACTGCTTCAGGATCAGTTTTATCTTCACCAATAGAATCATCCCAATATTGTCTATCAATCCATGCGGTATTCGCACTAACATAAATGTTAAGTGTCTTACATAAAAATTCATTAAGTGCCGCAGGTTTTAATTTAGCTTGTTCGCATCGTTCTTTAATTGCATCTTGATAAACAGATATGCCATGCATAGGGTTTGCTTTAGCCCAAGTTTTTTCATCTCGCCAATCGTCTGCTGGATCAAGTCCATATAGCAGGCCAAACCATTTAGGATTATCAGGTGCTTCGCCATGAAGCATAGCTTCAAAAGCCATTAAGTCCTCATAGAATTTAGTTTCTTTAGTAAACGATGCGGTAGTGATATAAATCCTTAACGGATTTTTTCGGGCCACCATGCCTGAATGGATTACTTCAATAGAATTACGATCAACAATCTGTGCGGCTTCATCTATGATAGCGCATGATGCATTCTTACCATCGCCTGATTTTTTATTGTCGCGAGAAAGTGCTTTAAATACAGTTTGAGCATCATTGGTTTTTCCAATCTCATATTTGGAAACTCGATAGCAAGCTTTCAATTCTTCAGGCATTGATTCAATCATAGAACGAGCGGCATCAAAAACAATCATTGCTTGATCTCGATTGGTTGCTAAAGTAAATACCTCTGCGCCAGCTTCGTTAAATATTAATTCATACAAACCAATGACGGCGGTTAATGTGGACTTACCTGCTTTTCTAGGAATATAAACAATGACATCAGTTGTCATTCTTTTATCGTGATCTTTTTTGTGGCGGAATCCATAGATGCCACATATAAGCATTATTTGAAAAGGTTGCAGTTCTATTTGTTGGCCAGCATCAGGGCCTTTAGTGTGTTTAAGAACAGAAACAAAATTTAAAACATGATCAACATATTCAGGAATAAATTCAAACTCCCATTGCTTATCTTCCATAAAGTTTAGGAAGCGTTGGCAAGCAAGCTGAATATTTTTGCAAACTTCTATATTACCTTTAACAACATCGTTGGCATATTTAATGCCTATCTTATAATCCATTATTTTTTAACTTGTGGCCCTTGTAGTAATCTTCCGATCATTGAATTAGTATTTAGATTAGTGCTTGTTTTATTTAATCTTCCTTTTGGTGTTAATCCTAATTCATTCATTAAAACAACAATTAATTTTAAAGATTCTTTGCGAATAGAAACATAAGGCGATGGCCCAATAGTCTTTCCGTCATTAAAGCTTGTTACTAAACCTTCAACGGCAATATGACGATTGCAATCTATGTAAGTATCAATCTGATCTGCAAGCATGGCCAATGCATGTTTATCTTGATCCGAACCTAAACCATAAAGATCATAAAGATAGTTAGAAGTTTCTAAAACAAATTTTGGTTTATTCCAAGCGTCAGGATTATCCATCCACTCTGCTTGAGGAATTCTTGTGCGTAAATTTTCAGGCAAGGGAATTCCCATGTTTTCGCCTTTTGTTCCTTTAACTATGTGAAGTTCGGGTGGAAGTTTAGCGGTCATTATAGACACCCCCCCTTAAAAACCCCTTTTGTGAAAGATTGGTTTCGCGCTTGCTCGTTCTGATTGCCCAAAAACATTAAGATATTCAATGACTTACGCTTATCAGCTTCCTTTGCATCTAAATAAGCACGCTTAACTATTTCAATATCTTTAGAATATTTAATATGTTTTCCTTTATATTGTGCATGCCATCTACCACTAGGATGCCATGATATGCCAGGCAATCCTAACTTATTGTTTGGATGAGCTTTGCGTTCTTTAGTTATGTCTTGTGTCCATTTAGGTATAACGCTTCTAATTAATTCTAATCTAACTCTTTTAGCGTAAGCGTTACACTTTATAGCATATCCATTAGCTTCAGATTCTCTGCGTTTAGCAATCCCTTTAGCTAATCTATTAATAGTTATAGGATCATTCAAGTTAAGCCATTCAATGCGCCTTCTATTAGCCAATCCACCCTCGTATGTATTAACTATATCGCCACCTTGTGCTACATTCCATCCTATATTAATAGTAGGTCTTAACTTCTTCTCTATCTCTTGGCAATATTCTCTATGATCTGTAGCTAATATAACCTCAAATATAATATCTTTATACTTGTTAATAGCACGATGCACAGGTAACGATCCGTCTTGTCTAGCGTCTAACTTATGGTGATACCATCGTTTAGATACTTGCTTATTGGTAATACCTACATAACCTTCAGTAAATATATCTGTATGTTCGGGCTTATGAATCCAATAAACAACTGATGATCCAACAGGCTGAAGATGATGACCTTTATATCCTTTAAGGTATTTAAAGTGATTAATATTAGTAGCGTGTTTAGTCATGTTTGATTTGCCCTAACTCGCCTGCTAATGCGGCGTAGCCACACATATCAATAGCGTTATCAACATAAGATGGATTGCCTTTGTATCTAGCTATCTTTAGTAGTGTCATTAATATTGCAACATCTTGAGGTGTGATTGGATGATTAAGATAGGCCGACCATAATCGACCAATGTTTGCAAAGTTGTTCTCTGCTTGTCCATGAGTAGCCTGTCGGTCTTTACTTATATACTCATTAGCAGTTCTTAATATTTCTGTCTTATCCATTGTCTTATCCTATGTCATTAGTAAATTATATTCATCTTGCCTACGCTTAACTAATCCGTTTAACACTTTACCACCACCACGATTATATTTCAATAGCGATGCGCCCGCCATATCCTTATCACCGCGTAACAAAGCAGAGCGAACAGTAGAGCGTTGTAGTAATCCTGTCCCGCAATTAAAAGCGAAGGAGCATAAGGCGCTAAACATTCCTTGAGTGAATCGATAAGACACAGGGAATAACATAGTAACTCCTCTTTCAAATCGTGCAAGGTCTTTAATAAGTAAATCATTTATTTCTTCTTTGCTCCATACTCTGTTATGTTCTGCTTTTAGTGGATATGCTTTTCGTTGTGCTAATGGCAATCTTGCCTGTTCGGGATATAAGACATGGCCGTAACCAATCGTATAAATTAAAGCAGGGCATAGGTAAGGCCTATTATAAAAGCCCTCATATTTTTTTATAATTGCTAAACCTTTATCGCATATCTTCATTTTTTAAACGCTTGTGTGCCAAACCAAAATGAAACAACTGAAGCCCATATAATTTGTGTTTCGTCATCCCATAATAAATTCATAGCTATTTGGAAATCAACACCTGTGCGAATGGCATAAAAGAAACCAAACACTTCTACAAAAACTAACAAACTAAATAATCCATAAGTAATTACAGGCCTTACTAAAGCTCTAATATTTACTACCCATCTTGATGCGCCTTTAGATATTTCAATATCATGTTGATATAAAGCATTGCGCTCTTGCGCTTGTGCTTCTACTTGAGATTGTTCTAAATGTATTTCTTCTACTTTAGCTTGAGCAATATAACCTCGTTCTGCCATTTGCAATTCTTTTTCTGTTTGAAGCTTTGACATCTCAATCTCATGCTTCTTATCAGAGCGATCCTGAAAAAAGTTAAGAATGTTTGGCAATCCGCCACTAAAGAATGATAGTAAAGATGATATAAGGGTAAGCATTTTAATTTCCTATTGGGTTAGTCATTGATTTTTGTATAGCTTTCATTTGAGTGTTTAAGCCATCTATTTGAGCTTTAACTTCAGAACGAACGCTTGATAATGAAGCTTCTACTTCTCTTTGTGATCCACGAGCAATAGCTGAAGTTTCACGAGCCAATGCAATAGCGTCTGATGCCTTCTCGTTAATTCTAATGCTTGAATCTTGAATAGCTAGTAAACGCTCTTGTTGAGCTTTCATTTGTATCTCTAATGCTTGCACTTTGCTTTCATCGTATGAATCAACGACCGAACGCATTTTGTTGAAAGTCGTAATTCCGTAATAAATCGGCGTTCCTACGACTGCTATAAGCGTTGAACCTATCAAAAATACTTGTTTCAGTGATAAGCCCCATATAAATTCCTTGTTGAAGTCCATAATCATTTTCCTGCGTTAAATTATAAGAATCAACCATATTAGGTTGAGTTAAATTGTTTGGGCTTTGTAATAAAGCCAAACTTAAAACTATTCCTAATCCAGGAATAATCTCTGTATCTTTCTTATCCTCTGATTTGGTATCTTCTTTTTTAGATTCGCTTTTGACTTCGCTTGTAGTGCTATTTAATGCGTTACTAAATGTCTGCACAATATCTGTCTGTGCAATTACAGATTCGGTTATCGTAGGCGTAACACTTGTGTTGAGTATCCCGCTTGGATTCACAGGGCTTATTACACTCACAGGGCTTGTTACATTGTCCTGATTGTCTAATGTCATCTTGCAAGTATTGGATGTTTCCGACCATGCAGTCCAAGTTGGCAAACCATACGGATCGGAGCATTGTGAAGCTCTTAATTCCGTTATTAATCCTTCGTATCCACTCGCGCATGATAAAGTCCTTGTTTCTGTCGCTGATATACAAGTTGGCGGATCAGCTACACAATTATTTGAGCTATCTTGCCAAGCCGACCAACTACTCGCGCTACAAGTATAATACCTAACTTGATTTAATGCACCTGAATAATTAACGGGGCATGATAAAGTTCTAGTTTCTGTAGCGTCTGTGCAAACAGGTTGAATGTAAGGTGCGCATATTGGATCATTAGGATAATAAGGACACCAATATCCTGTAAGCGCAGTTGCTTCATCTATGTCATAGCATTGTAAATTTGTTATGTATCCATTTTGATCAGGAACATAAGTGCAATACCAAGCATGAGCATTACTGCTTATCAGCAATAACAGGAAGCTTAAAATCCGAACCATATAACTTATAGAATCTTTCAGGGTATCGTTTAAACCAAGCGCGTCTAGCAACATCGCCTAAAGCGCCGCCAAAAGGGCAAGGGCTAGATGCCATTTCCATTGCTTCCCATGTAGCTTCATCTTGACACATTAAACTTACCGCACTAACTTTTAATCCTAAATTAGATAAAGTTTCAGCCTTAACTATTCTTGCGCAGTTTTCATCTTCTACTGTAAATCCACCGCTAATAGACACAACACCTGTGTTAGCTCCGCCACTTACCCCTGTTTTACAAATCTTGGGATTCATAGTAGAAATAGAAGGCGCAATGGCTGAAGGAACAGGCATGCCTTTCATATTTGTAGTGATATTAGTATCGGCCGCAAATACTTGGTTAGAAATAATAAGCGCCAATATAAATGTTATAACTTTATTCATTAAAACTCCTTTACATCAAGTCCAATATAAACATCGCATACTCTTTTTGCTAATTTCTTAAATCTTTCTTCATGCTGATCGTAATCGTCATATCCATTATGAAATAAATAAACATGGCAACACTCATGTAACATAGTTACAAATATCTTATCCCAAGTATCACACATCTTATCTATTTCAATTCGCATAGGATGAGTATGAAAATATCCCATTACTTCATTTGTATTTATTACAGAAAATGTTATGCGATGAGCTTGGGGCATACCGCGCATTTCATTAAATGGTGGCAATGATGATAATGCTTTATATATTTTGCGCAGATTTTGTTTCGTTAAGAGCTTGGCCATAGTCTGCGTCTGTATAAGTAATCAATCCATTAGGTGAATAATATAAATATTTGCCGTCATTTTCTTCTTGTGTTTTTAATGTATGATGTGGCACGCATAAACTTTGAAACAAATTATTCTTAAACTTATTAGCATCTTGCCTATGCGGAAATATATGATCAATCGCAACCGCTTCAATAACTCTGCCTTCTAAAAGACAAGCCTGGCATAAAGGCGCTTTACTTAATTGAGCTATTCTTTGTTTTTTCCAATAAGCCGTAGAATAAAGTTTACTGTTATCTTTATCTTTTTGAGTTTTTTCGCCGCCATGAATACTACAAAAGGCAGAGCGACTTGTTTTAAGATTATTGCAACCTAATTCGCGACATTTATCACTAACAGGCGTATAAGGCATAATCTAATTTTATCATATTTGACCTTCTAAAACTGCTAAAGTTTGTCGTAAAAGTTCTGATTCTGATCCATACTTTGCTTCAAAAGTCTTTTGACCTGCATGGAGCGCCACACCAAACCCGCCATTTTGATGATGCAAAGGACATAAAGGGATAGCCATACTCCAATGGCTACGCATAGCCAATCCAGCCCCATGCCGTATGTGGTGAATATGTGGAGCTGAATAACCAAACCCAAGATTGCGACATACAATGCAACCAATTTGAGATAACTTTTCATAGTGTCTTTTTTCATCCTTATTCAATCGACCATCCTAGCTGGGCAAAATAACTTTCAATATTCTGTATGTAAAATGTAAATTCATCGATTGTAAGATCACTCGTTGAGCGAACATAAGGCACTTGAACTCCATTAATAGTTTTCTGTTCAGATAAGAAAAGATGCCCACACAAAAGATGCACTTCCATAGGTAAGTAACCTGTGAAGTTACTAATGCTTTTATATAACCTGCCCCACAAAAACTTATTTGCTTCAATCGACCTCTTATTGCCATCAACCTTTTCTTTGATCGTAACTTGAGGTGTCTTTCCTTCTTTGATTAATTCTTCCAAATAAATCTGAAGTTGCGGAAGGTTTTGCTGACTGACTATCCATTCTCTGTGCTTCATCTTTTAATTCCTGTGCGTTATCGTGTATTTTAATCATCTTATGTCCATCCCATAATACAAATCTATTTGCGCCATCCGCAAGTATGTATTTAGATATATAAAAATTATTGCGCTCAATGCAATATTTACTGACTTTGCTCCATTTATTTTGCATGTATAGCTTCCTTTGCGAATTCAAGTGAGATTGCTGGATAATTTTTTGGGTTAGCAATAATTCTATGCGCCCAAGCTCTCATATCTTTTAGCTTCTTATCTTCAATCTTATTGTCTTTAACAAATCTATTTACATTTGCCGCATATACCGCATTTTCTTCTTTAGATAGTTTTGGTGCTTCTAGCCTGGCAAATTCAATTGGCTTTTCCCTGCATAATTGCAAGATGTCAAAAATACTGGGAAAGAATTTACTATTATCAATATGCTTATCAAAAGCTTTAGTAACAATACTAAATTCAAACTTCTCAAGCTTATAAAACCAAACCCTTAAAGTGTTCTGATCTAATGGTTGTTTTTGATAGATTGATGCAAGTGTATCCATCATAGATTTAAAACTTATCTTGTCATTAATATTCATAATCACCTAAAACATGAAAATTAAAATTAGCATAAACAAATTGTGGTAATGATCCAAATTTATAAGCACATTTACGAACTATATCGTCATATTTATTTTCTTTATTAGGCTTTATGCCTTTAAGCTTATAATATCGCTTTAATACTTCAGTTGCTATGTGCCATCCTGTAGGTTTATAGCCTAACATCATTCCGCTTTTTACATTGTTAATACTACCTTTTTGTCTTATCCAATAATACAAAGGTATTTCTGTGTTTCTTTCTCTATCTTCTCTTATCATATCTTATCCTTTCATTTAGCCATCATATACAAGCCAACATTTCCAAGCGCGTAACCAAAATAACAAACACTCATTCCATTATTACCAAGATAAAACTGTTCAATGCTAATATATGAATAGATAAGCCCTGTAATAATAATTAATATATGGCTCAAAATAATGGCTCGTCTGTTATTAGATCAAATACATTTTCTTTTGGCGGAGCTGGTAATTTTTCAATTCTATGATTACCTCTGTGCAATATATAGCATTCGGCTTCATGCTTTGTTCTAAATCTGCGAATTGGCTCACCTAGATCATCAAAGACTTGATAGCGAAATAAGACTTCCATTGTGTAACTCATCTTATAAATGCTAATTCTAACACTAAAGACATTCCAAGCATTAAGCCAATAAATCCGCCAATTAATAATATTATGATTGCAAATTCTAAAATTTTAACCATTAAATTCTTCCCATAAAAAATATAAGACGAGTGCAACGACCAAAAATAAAACCGCCCACAAAAGAAAAGCTACAACTTTAAAGACCAACCACAAATTTGCTAGAATCATATTTTTTCTCAATTCCATTAATTGTTTTAGATTCACCCGCTACTAATTGAGTGATTGTAAGATTATGGCGCTTACCCTTGAGGTCGCGCATCCACTCCAGGCTATCAGGCTCAAAGAATGAAATCATCTTCCAAACTATTTCGCCATTATGCCCCGTTTCTTCTATCAACCATGCTTTAGTTTCCATATTGTCTTATCCTTTGAGTTTTTCTAATATAACCTTTGCATTTCTAACACAAGGTATTTCGTCATATCTTGGATCACCTTGAGTTAAGCCTTCTACCATCCAATCTAAAGCTTCAACAAGCTCATTAACATCTCTAGCCAATGCTTTTCTATACTCAAGATCAGTTTGAGTTTGTCTGTGGACTTTTAAAAGCCATTCTTTAGTATCAGGTTCTTTATTCTTCATTTTGATTAATTAATCTAACGCTTTTAAGTTTACGAGTATTGCCATCAAATACAAATTCTACATTGCATCGACTAGCGCGTCTTTTATTTGTGGCCGCACAAAGGCCAACTTTATCATAATGTCTTAAAAATACCGAATAGGGAGCTATTACATCTTCAATCGGTGCTGGTCTAGTTTTTGCTACTTCTTGAACATTGAGTTCGCCATTTAACTGACGAACCCAAGTTTCTAAATTACTCATTGTTGTATCTTGTGTCATGTCTTTTCCTTAATAAAAAATATGATTTGCTATAGCTATCTTAACTTCTTTTTGTCTTGCCCAAAAAGGTTTTGCCATTTGTTTCGTATGAAACCATTTTGCACCCTTTGTTGGATCATCTATCCTTTTTTCTAAAATCGCTTTTGCAAGCGGTTCTAAATAAGCTATTTGTGTTTTACTTGGCATTCCATAATCAAGAAACTGATATTGAGCTGGTTGCTTCATTACTTCACAAATAGTTTTCGGATAATTTGGATCGGCTTTGCGGTTAATCGCAGTATAAGCAACTGCAACTTTTCCCATATCAGGTTCACCCCTTGCTTCACCAAACATAATTGCTGATAGACATAAGATTTCATTTATCATCTTTCTTCCTAAAATGTTACTGATACGGACTGCTCATCCAAGAAACGATGCTGATTTAAATAAGTGCTAGCATTTGGAATAAACTGTCCACCCTTCTCAAACCATTGCTTGCTTTCTTTTTGCCAAGCTAAAGTTTTAAGAACATCTTGTAAATTAGGTCTTATCTTATACCAAGATTTTCTTGCGGCTTCTTTACCGACCTTTTTTGGATACTCTTGCCAAAATATATCAAAATCGGATGATATATCTATATGGTTATTAGTTATTGGTTCTTGGTTATTAGTTATTAGTTGGTTGAACATCCGTTGAACGCCCGTTGAACGCCCGTTGGAATTCGCCCGTTTCTCGGCACTCTTACGACCTGCCGCCGCCGCAGAATCTATCCGTTCGTGATAGAATTTAATCTCATTATCACACCTTCTTTGAATAAAACCAGCTTCAGTTTCCACAAAGAAATCTTTAAGCACATTTTTAATAGCATCCTTTTCATCTTGTGTCCTCGCAGTTAGTAATCGGAATATTTTGTCTATATCTAATGGAAGTGGTTCTTCATTAAGATAATATTGATCTAATAGTTGATGGTAACAACCATGTTCGAGCAGAGTTAAATGGCCTGTGTCTGCCCTGTAGTCTGATATATTGTGCTGATAGTAATGCAATTAGTTTCCCTTCTTTTATCTTGTCTTTTTTATTATTAAACGAATTCTATGATTCGTGCAAGTATTTTTGTATTATTTTTTGAGCTTCCTCAAACCCATATGCCACTTTCGCACCATAACCCATTGATTCTGCTAGATTAAGGAAGTCTATTTGATTTTGTTGTAATCTTGCACTTTTATCGGCTTTCATCTCTAAAAATAGGCCATGAAGGCCATTTGCTGGAATCATAAGAAACAAATCGGATACCCCTGCGGTTACCCCCTCTTGTTTAAGTTTAATAGCAGTTCCGATGTGCCTAGCGCCGCCATTTGGTATAGCAAACAGGCATTTTGCCATTAATGGATATTGAAGCCTAAACCATTTAATAAGCAAAGTCTGTGCCAAGTGTTCGTTATTTTTCATAAATATATTTAAAAAATGTTTGACATGATTTTTAAAAGGTATATATTAACACCTAGCAACACACTTTTATTAACGAAACTTTAAGGAAACTAAAATGACTAAAGCAACTATCAAAATCGAAAACAACACTTTAACAGTTAGTTCAACTCAATTTGTTAAGGATATCGTTGTAACAAATCCTCATAAAGAAGTTCTTTTTTACAGAATTCAAGAATTAATTGGTGATGAGCCATTTATGCAATGGGAAATTATTGGCGGTCTTACTGAAGCTGATATTGATTATATTTGGGCTTCTTTGGATGATGATGAAGTTGCATTGGCTCGCAAAGCAGGCATTAAAAGCTATAATGAATTTTGGGCATCATTTGGTTATGATAATGAAATGGTGGTTGCATAATGAAAACACTATTAACCGCACTATTAATCGCACTCCCGATCATGGCAATCGGGGGTGAATCACCAAAGCTTCGTTATAATTGGGTTGAAAACAAATATAACTACGCACCTCAAGATGCCAAGCTTAAATACAATTGGACTGCCGACAAATATGAATTTGTTGCACCTAATTCAAAACTCAAGCATAATTCGCAAAGCGGTAATTACGAGTATGTGCAAACACAAATTGATCCTTACAAATCTGAAATAGGGGAATAATATGACAACACAAAATAAGAAACTAATTATTTATGCAATTGCTTTTTGGGCTTACTTTGGCATGTGGCTTTATGTCTTACTACCTTTACTAGACAATTTCTTAAAAGGGGTGTAATATGACGAAGAATCAACAAGTTACGGGGGCAAGTATGTCTGACCAGCAACGAGAGATGCAACACAAGATTCATATTCAAACTATGATGAATCCTGATCCTGACTTTTTGGATTTAGAACCTCATATATCTTTGCAAGAACTAATTGAACATCATATTACTTTTAATGCTGAAGTCTTTTCTGATTTTTACGATGAGATTGAAGTTCAAAATCAAGTAAAGAATATTCTTTATGATCGTAATGATGATAAGTTAGGCCGCATTAAAGATGTTTATGATGCGGAAATTAAAAGAATTGCAAAGTTTATAGCTGAAAACTATGAAACAAATAGTTTTGCTAAATGGGCTTATAACGATACAATATCGCATGTAATTTAACGAAACTTTTTTAGGACAAGATAAGATGAAAACTTCCGAAAGCATCAAACAGATAGCTGAAGCTTTAGTATCTGCGCAAAAAGAAATTAGATTTGCCGCTAAAGATTCTACTAACCCTCATTTTAAATCCAAGTATGCCAATATTAATTCAGTTATTGAAGCGGTTAAGAAGCCACTTAATGATAATGGTATTGCAATACTCCAATCATTAAGCCCATCAGACGACAATAAACTCCATCTAACAACTCGATTACTCCATAGTTCGGGCGAATGGATTGAGGATACTGCCGTCTGTCCTATTCAGAAACAAGATCCGCAAGGATTGGGATCAGCGATTTCTTATATTCGCCGATACTCCATATCTAGTCTTTGCGCTCTTTATGCCGATGATGACGATGGTCAATCCGCCGCGCTTAATGCCGCAGATTATCTTCAAAAAATTGCTCATTCCGAAACTTTAGAAGAACTTCAGGCTAATTATAATTTTGTAATGGGTGAAGTTAAGAATGATCGCACTCTATCTAAAATGGTAATAGAAGCTAAAGATAAAAGAAAGGCGGAGCTATGATGGAAGGATTAAGAAACAGTAATTTTTACGGAGTGACGCTACCCTATTCCGCGCAAGAATTAATGGCTATAGAAGCCCGTAAAACAAGAATAGAAGCTATTAAAAGAGAGCTGGGCGATAAATACTTATTAGCTCCTTTATATGGCAGAATTCAAAGCCCTAAACTATGAATGGCACTTATTCTTATAAACAAAGAAATAATGTCATTAACATAGCGGAAGTATTATTTGAATCATATTGCCAATCAAAAGGATATTTTTATAGAAGATTAGGCTTTGATGAGAAGAACGATCCAATTCCTAACTTTTATGACCTTAATACTTTTATTAGAAATATGCCTGATTTTTATATTAACAATAATGGTAAGGCTGGGTTAATAATGGTAAAGGGAACTGCCAATATTAAAGCTTCAGAAATTAAAATGCTTCCAATGTTTATGGAATGGTATAGCTCTGAAAAATGTCCTTTGCTTTATGCTTTTTGTTTTAAAGATCACAAACCTTTATTGCTTCATCCTGATAGATTAATAAGTCTTTATGAGCAATCAATAGATCAACAATGGCATGATGGCGTTACTTATAGAAACTTAAATTTAAACAAGGAAACTATATGAAATTAGAAGAAAGAATTATTAGGGATGTAATTCAGGGATCGGAAAAATGGATGGCGCTCCGCATCTCAAAAATAGGTGGATCAAGAATAAGTGATCTTTTAACTGAAGGTCGATCAGGTGGCGAATCATTAACCCGTAAAAAATATAAGAATGAGCTTATAAGGGAAAATTTAACACAAAAAAAATTAGATACTTGGAAATCACCCGCGATGATTAGAGGTATCGAGCTTGAGCCGTTGGCGCGTTCCTGGTATGAAGTTAAGCATAATGTCTTTGTGGATCAAGTGGCTATTGTTAAACATCCTACAATTGAAAATGCTCAATGCAGTCCTGATGGAATTGTATTTGCTGATAAGCCATATTTAATTGAAATAAAAGTGCCTGATCCGCAGAACCATTTGGACAACATTTTAACAGGTGGCAAGCAATTAGAACAGTATTACGATCAATGCATGTGGCAATTAGCTTGCATGCCTGAAATGGAATTTTGTGATCTCATTTCTTTTGATCCCGAACTTACAGGATTAGAAGGATTTGTGAAGCGTATTTATCGAGATGATGAGTATATTAAAATGATGGAAGATAAGGTGATCTTATTCTTACAGGAAATAGAAACTACTGTAAATAACTTAAAGGAAATACAAAATGGCAATAACCCATGATCTAATCGCTAAAACAGGCGAGTATGTAAACAAAGAAGGCGAAACAAAAGCTCGCTGGACTAAAGTCGGCGTGGCTATGTCGAATAAACAAGGTGGCACTTCACTTCTCATAGAATCTATTCCTGTCAATTTTGACGGCTGGGTAACAATGAGAGAACCTCAACCTAAAGAAGGCGGATCAGAAAGCAAAGCTGACTTACCATTTTAATGATTTTACTGATGGCGTGAGCCACAATGTAGCCCATAATGATTGTGCAGTATTTATTAATTAAGGGGAATAATATGTGGACTACACCATCAGCTCAAGAAATGAGATTTGGCTTTGAAGTAACAATGTATGTAATGAATAAATAATATATACATTATATATATAATTAAGGGGCTTAACTGCCCCTTTTTTATTGTGTGTATAGTGTGTATTTAAATGTGTAATATATATCACTTTTTTTGATTTAATTATTAAAGTTTCATGCAATTGTTTTCATTCTTTTGTATATAAATCAATGATTTGAGTGAAAACGGATGTAAAGCATACTTTACAATCAATGAATAATTATTTCAACACCATGTCTTTGATCCCATCTATCTTGATGCCAAAACCATATCCGTCTGTAAGCTTCTACTCTATCATGTCGTCTTTTGCTTTTGTTTGACACTCTCATTTTTACATAGCGCCTATGCATGCGCGCCATAGCCCATTTAGCATTGCATTGATATACAATCATTTATGACACCATAACATATCACTTAATATAATGATCGCCTGTATTGCTATTAAGGCCAATCATATCAGCCTTATCTTGATCCCATGATGTTGTTTCATCGGAATCATAATAGCGTTCCTCATAAAGCTTATTCTTTTTATTACCCCAAATCTTTTCATAATTCTCATCATATAAGCTTTTTTGTTTAAGTTTATTAGTTGATCCTTTACCAGCTTCCGAATATTTACTCATAGTTTTCTCTCACCCAATTAGAAAAGTTAATTAATTCATCTTTATTAGCAGTAAGCTTCATAGCATTAGCTTTAAAAGATATTACCTGAATATTGCCTTTAATGTAACCTTTTGCATTATCTATGCGATCAAGGCTAGGACTTAAATCTCTATTACCATCAATTAATTTTTTAATAGGAAGTCCAAGAATAGGACATATTTCAGGAATGACTATATCGGAAATTTCTATATTGAATTCAATACCTTTTTTTAAGGCACGATGTCGAGCTAACTGAAAAAGATTTTTCTCTCGGTTCTTGTCTTTCCAAGCCCTTAAATAATCTTTTGTTTTGCTTTTATCTTTTAAGGGCATTATTTTATTTTTTAAATTTAGAACGCGCCCATTCAAAAATCCTTATGCAATACCAAACTATTGATAAGACTGCCGCAATAGCAGGTAAAAATTTCATAACAGTTCCTAGAACTGTAACGCCCGAAACTGCATCTAATACATGTTTCGTGTGTTCTTGCATATCCATGACTATTTCTTTCTACTAATTAATGAGATGGCGTTCGAGAGCCATAAACAAACTGTCGCTAGAAGATATATAGCAGATAGAACCATCAGATAGTAAAATAACCAAATAATTTTTACCATCGTAACTATCAGAGCCAATATCTTTGATTGTTTTATTTTGTAGAAAATCAAAGTGATCATCAATCGTTTCTATAGAACTCAAGATTGGTTTTTAACCTTTCGTTATCAGGTTCTAATTCTAACGCAATTTCACCATGATGTCTTGCTTCACACTTCATATCTAAATAATATGCAGATAAAGCAATAAGATCATGCGGTAATGCACCCCATACATCAGGTCGCATTGTATAAACTAAAGCTTTGTCTTTAATGTCTAATGCTTTTAATGCAGCTTCATAACATTCGCGCCACATCTTTTTAGCCATATATGATTCAGCTAATTCAACATGAGGTTCACGAGTATTAGGTGCTTCTTTACAAGCTTTCTTATACCACTCAATGCCATTCTGACCTAATGCGTCATAGCATTTACCTAACAATCTCATGGCATAACATCTTTCGTTAGGCCAAGTAGCTTCAGGCATATCTAAATACTTATTTAAAGCCACTACCGCATCAAGCCATTTATGATAGAAGGTTAGTTCCCTTGCATAATAAAAAGCGTTTCTAGGGCATCTAGGGTCTTCAGTAACCGCCAATAATAATAAATCAAGGTATTGTCCTCTTGATTTACTTGGATCAGGTTTATGGATCACAAGCAACATATCTGTTTGCGCCCATACTTCAGTAATTCTTTTATCTGCTACTGGATATTCATGGCAAGGATGATGCCAATGATAACCATGTCTAGCATGAATTTTTTCATAATAGAAAACTATTCCAACACCCCAATCAAATTTATATCTTAATCGAGTAGTGTTATCTTTCCATACTTTTTCTATTTCTTCGCGCCAGCCTGGTTGCAGTTCTTCATCTAAATCTAATGATATACAAACATCAAAGTCTTTAGGAATAAGTGCTAATGCCGCATCGCGAGCTTTATCAAAGCGCCAAGGGCTGATTGCTATATCATAAACAACCGCACCATGTTTTTTAGATAACTTAATTGTGTTATCAGTTGATCCTGTATCAGCTATTAAAATTAAATCTGCATCTTTAGCGGATTCACAAAATCTTTTTACAAATTGTTCTTCATTCTTTGATATGGCATATACCGCTATCTTCATCTTATCTTATCCTTTAGTTATTAATATACTAGATCAACTGTAGTTCCTGCCGTTAATCCTGTAGCAAATACCACTTGAGTGCCACTTGTAACTGTAACATCAGTTCCGTTTATCATTCTAACACCATTTGCAAATACATTTATCTTGCCTGATGTATATGATGCTGAAGTTGTAAATGTTGTTTGTGAAGCGGTAGCAGTAAACAAATCATAATTAACAATGCCTGTGCTTCCTGTTGGGCCTGTCGGTCCGCCCGCGCCTGTATCGCCTTGAATACCTTGTATGCCTTGCACGCCTTGAGGTCCTGTCGGCCCGCCCGCTCCAGTCGGTCCTACGATTCCTTGCGGCCCAGTTGGTCCGCCTGCACCTGTAGGGCCTATATCACCCTGTGGCCCAGTTGGCCCGATGCCACCCGTAGCTCCAGCATTTCCTTGAGGTCCAGTTGGCCCTTGTGCGCCAGTATCGCCAGCCACACCCTGAATACCCTGATCACCTTGAGGTCCAGTAGGTCCAATGTTACCCTGTGGTCCTGTCGGTCCTGTGCTTCCATTTGTTCCTGCCGCACCTGTCGGTCCAATTTCACCCTGTGGTCCAGTTGGTCCTACACTACCTGTTGGCCCAGTATTTCCAATGTCACCTTGCGGACCTGTAGGTCCTATAATACCTTGTATGCCTTGATCGCCTTGTATGCCTTGCGCTCCAGTTGGACCTTGAATTCCTTGTAATCCTGTTGGTCCAGTTGGTCCTATTACACCTTGCGGGCCAGTAGGTCCTGCAACTGTAGAATCTGCACCAGTTGGTCCAGTAAAACCTATCTCACCTTGAGGACCTGTTGGTCCTATATCACCTTGAATACCTTGTATTCCCTGTATTCCTTGCGGACCTGTAGGTCCTGTGCCACCCGCCGCGCCTGTAGGTCCTTGCACACCTGTTGGTCCATTTTGTGTATAAGTTACTTGTGTTGCAGTAAGAATAACTGAAGGAGTTAGAGGATAATTACCGCTTGCAGCAATAGTTTCTAAATAAACATTTGCATTAGTAGTCTGCCAAAATAATTGTATATAATCATTTGCAGTTATTTCAAATACAAAATTGACAGTTAATATTTGTGATGAAAAAGCGCTTCCTTGTTTATCAGGAACATCATAATGAGAATTAGTATCAGGAATATTTGTGCCATTTTTCTTTAGCCAAACTTGAGTTGTTCCTAAAGCGGTGCTAGTGTTTGTAAATTGAATAGAAAAAGTAAGGCTATAAGTTCCTGTTTCAGCAAATACAATTCTTGAAGTAGGTGATCCAATAGATACATTATGAGAATCAGGATCATAACTATTAAATGTTACTGCGGTTGCAGTATTGATAGTTGCAGATTGAGTTGTAGTATCCCAAAATGATCCCCAGTCAGCTATAGTTCCGCCCGCGCCTGGATTACCCTGCGCGCCAGTTGGTCCTATAACACCTTGTGGTCCTGTTGGGCCGACAAATCCTTGATCGCCTTGAACTCCTTGTGGCCCAGTAGGTCCTGTGTTTCCTTGATCACCTTGTGCGCCAGTTGGTCCAATAGCTCCAGTAGGTCCAGCCACAGTTGATGGTGCGCCTTCAGCTCCAGTAGGGCCTGTTGGTCCAATATTGCCTTGAATACCAGTAGGACCAATATCACCTTGAATGCCTTGAATTCCTTGTATGCCCTGTGGCCCAGTTGGGCCAATATCGCCTTGAATTCCTGTAGGTCCTGTAGCGCCAATATTACCTTGCGCTCCAGTAGGGCCGACTTCACCTTGAGGACCAGTTGCACCAATTTGACCTTGAGCGCCTGTAGGCCCAACATTACCTTGAGCGCCTGTAGGGCCAATATCACCTTGCGGTCCTTGAATACCTTGTATGCCTTGCGGACCTGTAGGACCATGATCGCCTGTATTGCCTTGAGCGCCAGTTGGTCCAATTAAACCTTGAATACCAGTAGGACCAACACTTCCTGTAGCGCCCTGTGCGCCTGTCGGGCCTGTGTCGCCAATATTTCCTTGTGGTCCTGTAGCGCCAGTATCACCTACTGGACCTTCTACACCTTGAATTCCTTGAACACCCTGTGGACCTGTAGGGCCAACATTACCTTGAATTCCTTGACTGCCTGTAGGACCAATAGCCCCTGTAGGTCCTATTGCCCCTGTAGCTCCTTGTATTCCTTGACTTCCTGTAGGCCCGACTGCACCTGTAGGACCTTGACTTCCTGTAGCGCCTTGAGTTCCTGTAGGGCCTTGAGGACCAGTTGGCCCAACAATAGAAGGACCAGTAGGACCTGTAGGACCAAATCCACCTTTATCAACATTAAGTTGAATAGTTTGTGGCGGTGTTATTTGAACATTGACATTAGAAGGTGGCGTTACATTGACATCAATGTTATTTTCAGTAACTAAAGTGATGTCCATAATTAATTAATTACGCCATCTGATCTAACTAGGAATAATAAGAAAACAATTTGATCGTTTGCGGGAGTGCTACCTACTGCTGGAAATGAAATTTTAATTCTGCCTGAATAGCCTACGCAATCTTCAGCGTTAATATCTAGTTGAGGATCGTTAGCGGCTAAACCCCAAGCATTAGAATCAAACACTAATGTAAATATTCCATTAGCATCATCTCTATTTGTAATTGTTAAAGGGATTGAAGTAGGTGTAGGAGTGTAATCTGCTATGTCAAAAGTTAATCCATATCTTGAATCTCTGATATTAGATAACTGTCTGCGAATAATTTGGGCATTAATGGTTGTGCCTGTTAGATCAATTGGAAGTCCTGTGTCTTGGTTTTTAAGAACCATATTCCAATAACCAGCTTGATTCCATACAAGTTCTTCAGCCAAGATTTCATTATCAAAGCCCGCTACTTGTTGAAGTGTGTTTTTGTTAAAAATTGCTATGATGCTACCCTGCCCTTCATCTCAAATGACCATCCATCTTTAGGTGGATAAAATTTATTAGGCATTTTTCTGCCTTTACATTTTCTTATAATTGCGCTTTGTTCAAGATTATAAGCGTTTGCGGCTTCCTGTGATGTAACAAATTTGCCTTTAGGTGTTATATACCAACCTTTAAAATTAGGTGCATTTTCGCCATATTGTTCAAAATTAGGATTTTCTTTACCAAGCATTGTGTTATTTCGATAACCACCAATTGCTTTATTTAAACCAATATTTTTTAATGGTCTTAATTGCTTTTCAAGATCATAGCAATATTCTTTAGTTGAAACCACAATCTTTTCAACAATTAAATTATTCCAAATAGCTTTAAATTTGTGTTTGTGTTCGCGCAATCTTTTGGCGAAATTTGGAGTTACACCGACATATCCATCTTTAAATATGTCATTTTGATTTGGCTCATGTAGCCAATATACTGAATAGATAGCCATGTTTTCCTCACTAGGTTAATAACGCCCCTATATGCTTACAGAAGGCGAATGGTCTTATCTTATAGGTAAAAAACATTTTACCTGTATTTTACTTTGTTGCCAACTATTCCGTTATTTCAGGCAGTTCAGGTTCTATTGGTTCAGGTTCAATTGGTTTTGGCACACATTCTTTTATTTCAGTATTGTAATACCAAACATCTGCAACACACGCATCATCACAATCAACCCAAAACAATGCAGGATTAACTTCAAAAGTTTGTGATGCTACTTCCGCTACGCGATAGCCGCTAGTGCCATCAAAATTTACTATTGGTTCATTAGAACTAATCAATGCTTTTTTCATATTAATACTCCACAATTACAAATAATTATACCACCCTGTTACTATAAATTTTTCTTCAGTTGATGACGCTATTCCTCTATGAGTAAATGTCCAGTCCGCAGGAAAAATAACAGTTAATCCTTTTTTTGGTTTTATCTTAATATTTTGATGCAAAAATTCAGTTTCCCCGCCATCATTAATATCATTTAAATAAGTCATAAATACTAAATGTCTTGAACCAACAATGCCTTCACCACAATTTCGTTCATAGTGATATTTAAAATATCCGCCGTTTTTGGGATACCACTGAACATTAATGTTTTCTGCGATTCCCCATTTTGCACCTTCATTACAGTAAGGATATTTTTTTATATATTTATCACAAACCACTTGTAACTGAAGTGCATATTTATTTGCTAAATCTATGTTTTCTAAAAGATTGCAATCTACACTTAACTTTTCATTTCGATCAACTATTGATTGACCATTCTTAAAAATACTTCCTTCATGCTTATTGCTAGATTTTTTAATGTAATCAATAATTTCATCACATAACGACAACTCTTCAATCATCCATCCATTGATAAAACTGTCGTTGTTTTCAATATCAAACATTTTAATATTCTACTATCACAACTCCTGTGCCACCTGCACCGCCAGCAGAATTTACGGCACCACCACCACCGCCGCCACCTGTGTTGGCCGCTCCAGCTTGACCAGCAGCAGCAGTTCCACCATGTTTTCCGCCACCTGCACCGCCAAATATAGTATTTCCACCTGCGCCAGCATAGGTAAAACCAGTTGCCCCGCCACCTGAACCACCAGTTAAATTCAAATTGCCGCCACTTCCCGCGCCACCTGCGCCGCCATTAGCATTACTAGCCGCTCCATTGCCGCCGCCAGTTGCCGAACAAAATGCACCAAAACTTGATGTTCCACCAGCACCGCCAACTGTTACAGTAACAGTTCCTGCAGGAGTTAATCCAGTAACCACTTCAATTGCCGCACCGCCACCACCACCACCGCCAGCGGCTTGATTGGCGCCACCTGTGCCACCACTACCACCGCCACCAACAACAGTAACTTTAGCTTTAACCACTCCAGTAGGAACAGTAAAAGTGCCGCTTGATGTAAAAACTTGCATATTGCTAAAGCCGCCAGGTGCAGGTGTGACATAAACTAAAGCTGAACCATTTGATTCTAAAATTTGACCACTTGTGCCAACTGATGTTAAACCAGTTCCACCATTAGCAATAGGTAGCGTTCCTGTTACCGCAGTTGTTAAGCTAGCTTGTCCTGAAGTATTTACCTTATTGGCAAATTGACTTAAATTAAATGCTTGTGTCATCTTTTCCCCTTATGCCGCACCTGCGCGAGCGAATGTTTGTTGTTGAATTATAAAACTTTCTGTTGGTGTATTGGTTAATGTATAGCTATTAGTAGAGGTCGTATAATCCACACCGCCTTCATATAATACACCATTTGCATAAATTCCTAAAGCCCCGTTTGTAAAATTAAATGAATAGAAAATTTGTCCTACATTAGCAAAAGTAATGACATTTTGCGGAGTGCCTGTAGGTGTTGTCGTATTGTTTGCGCTAAATTGAATAATAGTTAAAAGACCATCTGATACGGCTGGAGTAATAGTATAAGTATTGCCTACAATATCATAATCAGAATCAGGCACTATAGTTCCGTTATAAAAAGGAAGTTCGTAACCTGAAAGAAAATGCCAATCTGTAGGTGTATAAGTTGTGGTTGAAGTTAGTGTTTCTTCAAATCGACTAAATACAGGATAACTTGATCCTGAAGCCCTAAAGGTATATATAGGATCGCCAGCCGTTAATCCTGTAGGTGAAGTAGTAAATGTAATAGTTGCCGTTCCGTAATTAACACTTGATACAGTATATTGAGTTGGCGTGCCTACATTATCAAAAGTCATAATATCGCCAGTATTAATTAATTGATGGGGCATTTCAGCAATATTCCAAGTAACATCCGCACCCGATACAGTTGCAACATTAAGATAAGTGTTGTCATAATAATTGCCACTAGATATAGCTCTCATTGAATAAATAGTTATGACATCGTTTAAAGTAGCGCCTGTGCTTAAAGTGACTGTGCCTGTAGCCCCACCTGTATCTGTATATTCTGTGTCAGATAATAAAAGTCCATTTTGAAATACTAGGCATTGACCTTGAATATAAGTTGCGGCACGAGTAACTGAAAAGACTGTTTGGCCGCTTGTCGCATCAAAATAGTCTATCGTCATAAAGAAGTCATCAGGTGTCGTAAAGCCTACTACTCGACCATAAATATCCACTGTAATCGTTGCGGCTGATCCTGTAAAAGTAGCAGGCCCACCAAAATCTAGGAATTCATCTAAAGACGCAATTAATTGGCCATTGTTTGTATTAGATACTTTGACTTGACCTGTGCCTGTCGTAGTTGTTCCTGTAGTAATTAATTGACCTGTTTTATTATCAAGATCAATAACATTTAAGCCGTCAGGTAAAGCTGACCATAATCTAGGATCAAAGTCTGCAAAAGTAGTTGGCACAAATTGACCTGTGCCTGAAGCAAAATCGGCAAAGTCTGTATCAAAACTAAACTTGCGACCTGTTCGATTAATAAAGCATAAGAATTTATTAGTGCCAAAAGCAGGATCGGCTAGATACCATTTATAATCTGAAGGTGTTGTTGATGGACTTGTAGAACTATTATTATAAAGGCCATAATAAAGCCTACCTGTAGGACTTAAACTAAAGTTAGTTAATCCATCAATAGTATCTGCATAGGCTACAGAAACAAATTTTTCTGTATATTGAAATGTTGTAGGTCGCCATGTAAGTTTAGAAGATGCTAGTGAATAGTTACTATTAGCTAAATTATTGACCATGCGAGTAAAGAAATACCAATCGCCTGCGGGTATATTAAATAATTGGACATCAGGCATATAACTATTAACTACATAAGGACTTCCGCCTGGTTGCACTTCAGTCGTTCCTGCAAATATAAGTTGATCGTCTGTAGGGTATTGATAAGCTGAATAATAGATTTCTGCATATTCAGAAATACCCGCACTTGATGTTTGTATTCTTAATGTAAATGCAGGATTAGTAATAGATGGAAATTGTGCGGTAATTATAGGCGAATAAACTGTGCCAAAAGTTGTAGGGCTAGAAAGTCCTGTATTTGGGGCAGGTGTAAATTGAGTAACATTATAATCATCATAAACCGCAGGATTATATTCAGA